TTACTACTGTCATACCTGCCCCAACACAGCGGTTATCTGCGTCTACCTCGACAACAACAATTTTCTGACCTGTTGCCGCTGTAATATCTGCTGTACCGTCCCATGCTGTGTATCCGCTCTTGCATTCCTGTCCTGCATTCGGCATGGTCGGGTTTGCCGCCACTTTGTATTTGTAGCTGTTACCGCTTGACAGCGCCGGCTCTACTGTGATCTTAGTAGAGCCGCTCGTGCTACCTGCTACGGAGGTAACCGTCAAACTTGTCAAGCTCCGTGTTTTTTTACGACTACCTTTGCGGCTGTCGGAACGCGATAACCGGTATTGATCTCAACCTGAGCAAGTGTGCCGTTGAAATTCTCGGAATCTTTCAGACGGATCATCTCCAGGTTGTCCACGATGGAGAATCCGTTCCAGTCGTACATGATAAAGTCAATACCGGTCAGATCTACTGTCTTAAGGTCACCTGCATAGTTGTAATACTTAGCAGCGCTCAGCACATCCAGCATGTTTGCTTCAACCCACAACATGCCCAGCCATCTGCCGATCTGTCCGGACTGCATGATGCTGTCATTTGTGACCGGTGTATACTGCTCGCCGGCAGCTTCCAGCATAGTGGAGTACGCATCAACGGATGCAAGCACGATGTTCGCCACGGCTTTTCCTTTACGCACTACTTTACGGGCCTCGATGATTTTCTTTTTGATGTTTGCCGCGGTGAGTGCTTCTGTGTCACTCATTGCTGTGCCCTCATTTGCAAGGCAAGCAAGACCGGACGCCTGCCATCCTTCCTTACAATCCATAACGGCCTGGGACAAATGCTCTTCCGCCATGTTGTACGGTACACCCTGCGCCTGAATGTTATAGATTTTCTTAGATTTCTGCTGCATATTGTTCAGCCTCAGGTCAATCAGCTCATTAGTTACCTTTTCATGGCTAAAATCAGCCGCCGGGGTCTTCGGGTCCTGTACACCATCAGCTCCAACCTTAAAGATCTTAACCAGACCAGATGCCGCATCACCCTGGAATTTATCCGTATAGGTCATGCCCGGCTGAAAAATAGAGTCATAGTATAAATTCGGCTCTACAATATTGCTGTATTTTTCCGTTACGTTATATCCACCATATTCCATAGTTCAATCTCCTTTACTTACCTCTGTAATATTTGTTGTTACCATACTTCTGTTTTAAATAGGATTCTTCAGAGTCTACAACTCCGGGCTTATAGGTACCACTGGTTCCTCTCACCCATGTTTTTTTCTGGGGTGGCTCCTCTTTCTGTTCGGATTCAAAGTCATCCGGATACTGCTCCTTCATCTTTTTCATGTAGTCTTCCGCACCTACAAAAGTGCCATCCTTAAATTCAAGATTCTGAGCCATGAAATCCGAGAGAATACTTTTTCTTGCAAGAGGGGACTTAATTTTCTGACCATCGAGGTACTTCTCGGCCGCGAATGTCCTCTTCTGGGTCTCGATCTGCTGATTCAGCGCCGCTGTGTCAGTCTCATACTTTTGTTTCCATTCATCCGCAGATTTTTTAATGCCTTCAATGTCCATTTCCTTATAAGATTCAATGGTGGTGTTTGCCTCCGTGAGCTGCTTCTTATACCCATCGGCTTCTGTTTTCAGGCCGGTATATTTCTCCTTGCTGACATACGCCCCCTCGGACAGATCAACAAACTTTACAGGGTTCTCTTTCCTGTCATCAGCACCATTTACCTCTGCAATTTTTGCATCTACCTGAGCGTAAAGCTCATCCCCAAGTAATTCTTTTAAATCCATATTCATCCTTTCCGCCTTCGTTTTTATATCCGGTGTCTTCCGGTGGCTGCACAGTTTATATGACTTGCCGGTCAGTTTCCGAGACCTTTTAAACGTCTTAACCGGTATTGGACATAAAAAAACACCCGGGCGTCCCCGCGTGCTTATTTACCATATTTGATTTGTATCCCTGGATAATCCCTCTCAATGGCACATATGCCAAGGAAAAAGGAATCCACCAATGTTCTACCTCTTTCTGAGAGGTCATCCCAGATAATCTCTGTATATCCCTGCCGCTCTTCCACAAACACCTGATCAGGCGTCAGCGCCTCCAGGGACAGCACGAGGTTATATGCAAGGACAGAAACCGCAGCACATACGATATCACGACCCTGTTTGTCATATCCTGCATGGCCGCTGATATCTACTCCGGTACGCCCCATAGTTACTACAATCAAGTAACATCACCTCCAAAAGGCACAAAATACCGCGCAGTCAATATTGACCGGTGATATTAATGCCACATCACCAATTTATCATTGGGGATTTCCTTTTCCTTTGATATTCCTACAAGAGCATTACGCGCATGCATCACATGCCCTTTGCACCATTCATAGCCAGGCGGCAGGTGATAGCTTACAAGCTCCTCGGTCATAGAGTTAACCGATACATACCCTGGGGTCTCACTATCCTCCGGGTAGATTTCACACTCTATAATGGCACCATTTTTACTTATGTTTTTTAATTTTACCATGTATTTCACTCACTCATCTCCTTACCGTAGCAATTTGGGGTGGTATCTCTTGTACCGCTTATACATTCGACTTTATTGTACCATTTCTTCCTAATTTTGCAACAGCTTTTGCAGGTATTCTCCCGCCTGACATCCTCCCGAGACCGTCCATGTACACACGCTCCATCTGCGGCTGAAGGCCCATGTTTTTCGAGAATGCTTTGTATTCATGCAACGTCTGCAGATACTTTGCTTGAGCTGCCAGCACTGCATCGTGATCACCACCCTCTTTCAGGTATTTGATCCGTTCCCGCTGCGCCCGCATGGTTGTCTCCATCTCGCGTTGTCTCTGTCGACATGTATACCCATCATATTCCTTTCCTCTGTACTTTCTTATCCTGGCGTCATCCTCTCTAATATCCTCCAGTATCTCATCTGTATAAGTCCTGGTTGATATCCCACGGATAAAGGGCAGGTATGAATGCGTACAGTTTGCACCGCAGAGACCGGTCACACTGCCAAGGCCGCAAACAGATTCCAGTTCCCGGCGGCTGTATACCCTGCCCTGCCATACCGCATGCGTTGGCCGTGCACCGTAATGCGCTGTGACCTCGTAATCGTCCGTTTCCAGCTCTTTTGCAAGTTGTTCGTTGATTTTGTTGCTGAGATTATGCACGCCCGTCATAACAGCCTTACGTGCCGCCACGGGAGCACGGTTTGAATACCCGCTTGCATAGTCAACAGTCCGTATCCCTGAGCCTGTCATATCCCTGACAACACGGCGCAATACCGTGTTGTAATCAAAGGCACCAGATGCAATGTCCACGCAGGCCCTGTCCAAATACTGCTGATAGTATTCGGACAGTGGTGTAAATACCCTTTTCCCGTTTCCGTAATCCAGCGAAAATCCAAGGGACTGCGATATGTTCTTGATCTCCCCTTCCGTCTGGCTGACGATCGCGGATGACAGTCCCTGCAGCCAGTCATTCTCTTCGGGTGGGATAAACTGCTCGTTTACCTGCTCATACAGGCTCTTGTTACGCACATACTCCCAGTCTATCACTTTGTCGTACAGCGCAAACAGTTCTGGGTATGCTGCATCTAACAGCCTTTTCAGTTCATCCTCGATGAACGCATTGGAATTTCCCAGTATCTTGATACGGTTAAGCTGATAGTCTGCCGTTGAGGTTATCTCCCCGGTCTTCTTGATCCTCCTGACCACATCTGACATGATCCTGTCCTGGAGGCTGTAAAATAGCTTTTCCACCTGCAGGGGCAGGCTCCCCATTTCTTCCGGTCGCATCTACATCACTCCTGTATGTCATCCGGGAACTGTATCTTCGCAAGTGCCTTGACTGCCTGGTCCTCCGTCTCACCGAAACGCTTCATACGAAACTCCACCGGGCCGATGATCCCGGCAGCCAGGTCGGCTCTGAGCTGCTCCAGCTCGTACTTTTTATCCACAATAAGGGAATCATCCCAGTCACATGACACCTCTACTTTTCCAGGCGGGGCAAGGTGACCAAATTCCACCCACACCTCTATTGACCTGACAAGGGATCGGATAGCCTCCTCTGTACTATTCTGGATGTCCTTTACCGTGGAATAGGACCTTTGTTTACTGGTCTTGATCTCCTCCGCTGTCTTCTCCACGTTTTGCGGGTCAGACAGTGTGCCATATGCTAGGCCGCTGTTAAACTCCACTTTTTGTATGATACGGTTGTACCCGTTAAAAAAGCTCTGGTCACGGATATCTGGTGAATACACGTTGAACAGGGGCTTTCCGGTTGTGGGGTCAGCAATGCTGTTACCCATCGGATAATACAAGCGCTCCTGTCCTTTTGGAAGGAGTACTTCACCCTGTCGGTTTTTCTTAAAAAATTCATTCGACGCCTGGATGGCCGTCTCCTTTGATTTGTATTCCCAGAGCGTGGCCCCGTATATCTCGTCCGCATCCTGTATCTGTTTCTCAGCCCTGGAATAGACCGCCACTCCCAGAGGAGAATCCGGGTCTATGTTGTTTGCAAGTGGCATTTTGAGGTATGAGAAGAGCGTACAGTCCGCATTCTGAAATTCCTCGTATGGCGAAATGTCGGCCCACTCGTCAACAGTCTCCAGTTTTATTTCCGTGCCAAGCTGAACGATCTCATCGGTCTTTACGATAGCCTTTGTACTCACAAATGCCCGATTCTCAATGGTGTATCTGCCATCCCGCAGGCTATGGTATTCCAGCCTTGTGTATAGTTTCTTCCCCTTACGTCTAAATTCCGGGAAGATAGCCCCGGTCATCGCTCCAGAAGAATCAAACTCCGTTGGATAACAGTTACCGGCCCTCACCACATCCACTGCAACTGTATCGCCAGAGGGATATGGTTTGAAACAAATACCGCCTGCAGCACCGGCATACTCTACATATTTGCGGAGATTGCTTCGGAATCCTGTCAGTATTCCGTCTATAAATTCCGCCCTGGGACTGCCGCTGATCTCTATCTTTGCCTCGTTTGTAACAAGCCGGGCAAACTCAGAGCTGACAGCAGCAGGCAGGTTTAATCCCTTAACATCCTTACTGAGCCAGGGTGGCTTATTGCTATACATACGCTGCCAACGGTATATGGCGTCTGCCATCTCTGGTGACACCGCGATATCGACGCCCAGGGCCTTTTTTATGCTCTCATACTGTATCATGCTTATCACCTCACTCTCTATCGGATACAGGCAGGAATACGGCTATCAGGCCCCACATACCACATACAAGATACCTTGTGGCATCCGCAGCGTGGTCGTTGACCTTCAGCACTTCTTCTTTGCCCTTCTTGATGCTTTCGGGGTCATATTGGTATAACCCCAATTCTCTGATCAATTGTTTCTGATTCCGGTTAATGAGAATCCTCCGGAAAGAAAAGAATTTCTGTACACGACTGATCCCCAGTTTTACGTCGTTGAACGCCGGGATAACTTCTATGTGCGGCATGATCCGCCGCACCTCCTCAATGAGACCGGCTGCAGAAGGGTCGATGAATACCCAGCTCACCACCCGGTCGTATTCTTTTTCCAGTCGGTCGCAAAAGTCTTTCAGTTCTTTTGCGTATTCTGAGGGGGATTTCTGCCCCTCATCTCTGCCACAATGGTACCACTCATCCAAACCACGCAATGCCTGCCGGCTGTAATCCACACCGAACGCCTCGAATACCGTAGGGTTCTTCTGGCCGTAGTC